GAGCGGTCAGGCCCTTCAAGCCGGGACAGGGGTGGAAGCGGGTATGCGGGCGTGCTTCGTGGGTCACCTGCTCCAGCTTGCAGTTGGGGCAGACCCAGTGGCGGGAGGGACGGAGCAGAACGGTCATGCGGTGGCGTACAGGCTGGGCACGGTGCCCGTGTGGAACACGGTAATGTCGTTGGTGCTCGTCGTCGCCACCTTGAGGTTGGTGGTGAAGTCAACGCCATGCAGGTTGTAGTAGCTACCCGCTGCCTGTGAAGACGGGATGACCATGATCGTGCGGGAGCCGTCGGTGATAGCCACTGTCGCGGCGACGCTGTTGTTGACCAGCACGCCGCCGAGCTGTCCGACACCGACAGCCGCGATGTTGCCTGCCGCGCAGCCAACCATGATCGTGTCGTTGCCGGTGTTGATGACCCAGCCGGCGCCGGTGACCGATGTCACCGTGCGGTAGACCTTGGTGCTAGTCACGGTGGAGTCGGCGACCGGCGTCAATGTCTCGCTGATCGTCTGCCCGAGCAGATCAGTCCCGACCAGGGCGACGGTGCCGAGCGTGTCAGTGCCGGTCACGCTGACATGCGCGAAGGTCACCAGGCAGCCGCCCGACCAGACGGGCGAAGCGTTGGCGATGGTGTACGCACCAACCTTCATGTTGGTGCTGGTCACGAAGTGGTTGGTGACCGCTGCCGTGGTGGCCGCGGTGTTGGTGAAGGTCAGACCCATCAGGCGCCTCGCTTCTCGCCGGGTGCGGCGGTAGCCTGCTCGATCTCGGCATGACGCAGGAGCGTTGGCCCAAAGAAGTGGGGCCACTTCTTGACGGCGGGGTGGGCAGAGTCGATGGACTCGCCCTGACGAAAATGCACGTCGGCGTCGTGAACCCTGCCGACGAAGGACTGAAGTACGACCATCGGAGAGTCTGACTTCGCCATGAGGAATCTCCCTGTACGGGTGAAGGGTGGGGTGAGAGCGCCCCGCAGGACGCCCCCACCCGCTACTGCTAGTTGACGTCGAGCTGACGCATGCCGTCCACGTTCAGCGCGCGGGCGGTGGCACGCCAGTAGGCGTAGATGCCACGCTGCCCGGTCGGGAACGAGGGGGTGGCGCCATTCAGCATGTTCTGGATGACTTCCACGTTCATGCCGATGCGATCGACGATGACGTAGTTCTTGGGATCCCCGAACACGACGATGACCGCGGCATCCGTGGTCAGGGTCGAGACCGCTGAGGGTACTTCCCAAATCGGGTAGCCGAGACACTGCGTGCCGGTGTTCCCAGTCGGTGAGTTCTGCGGCTCTGCCTTGCCCATTGCAAAGAACTGGCCGGGTCGCTTGAAGTAGTAGCCCGTCGTGTCCAGCGCTTCGAGCTGGCGCTGGGTCGAGCGGGACATGAACATTGCCGCACCCGGTGCCATACGATGCCGAAGCGGCAAAGCGGCCTCGAGCAGCTGCAAGTCAGCGATCGCGGTCACGTCGTTCGTGGCCGTGCTCTGGACCGTGAAGGCACCCGACAGGAACATGCCCTGCGGGTAGACCGTGGTGCCGACACCGAGGGTGAACGAGTTCTCCTCCAGGGTGTCCTTGCCTTCCTGGAACAGCTTGCCGAGCTCGCCCGAGAGATCGGGCCGGTCCTGGAGGGCTTCGATCGAAGCGGTCACGAACGCATCGGCGCGCTGCACCGTGAAGGTCGGCTGACCGATGGTCGGCCCGCCTTCCACGGAGGCCGCGGCTTCGGCGTCCCACTTGGCGGTGATCGCCGTGGCAGTCACGGCCCGCCAGTTGTTGCCACCCGCGATCGTCTCGACCCGGCACGCGGCCCGGTACGGGTTGACCGAGGTGTGGGCACCGATGGCGATGAAGGTCGGGTCGAAGAGGTACGGCACGGCATAGCCGCCCGTGGTTGTGGTACCCGTCACCGCGAGTGCGGCGGCGCGCTGCTCCTCGGGCGAGAAGCCGTTGGCGTTCCCGTCCTTGAGGTACTTGTTGAACGCCCGCTTGTAGGCCGGGTTGCCGGTCAGGAGCACGCGACGCGCGATCTCCTTGTCGGGTGAGTCGGAGTAGTCAAGCAGGCGCGCCATGTGGTGCTTGGCCCCCAGCTCGTCGCCGTAGGGCACGACGGTCGTCTCGACCGAGCGCATGGCGTTGTCGCGGTACCGCTGGCTGCGATCCTCGACCGACTTGGACCCGCTTTCGATCGCGGCGATGTCGTAGATGTCGGCTTCGGTCTTGCGGACGATCATGGCGGGAGCAGCGCGCTCCACATGGTTGTCGTCGCCGGCCACCGAGGCCACGATCTTGGCACGGTTGGCCCGCTCCTCGAGGCGGCGCACGATCTCGGCGTGCAGCTCCTTCTTGGAGGCGAACTGGGCACCGATGTCGGGGGGCATGGGCGTCACGCCGAACTCGGTGTCGAGGTCGACGATCTCACGCTTGAGGCTTTCCTTGAGGGTGACCAGCTCGTCAACGGACCGCAGCTTGTCTAGCTCGCTGAAGTTTGATTCCTCAGCCATTGCAGGTACTCCTGTCGTGTGCGGAAACGATTGGACGTGACAGCCTGAACGCTGCTCCCCTCGTCGGAGTGGGTTGCCCCTGCTCCTGCGTCCGGGAGTGCCTGCTGACCGTTGAGCGCCTTCAGTGCTTCCCGGATCTCATCGAACTCGGGAACCAGCAGATGGCGGATGTAATCGTCGGTGTCGGATCGGACACCGGCGCTGGTCCCGGCATAGGCCGGGAAGGTGACGGGCCCGAACTCCATCAGGTCAACCTCCTGGACCGTGCGCTCTGGCAGGCCAGCGGGGTTGTGCGGGCCAGCGATGCCCTTCGGGTTGCGGTTGAAGTCCTCCTTCATCACGCTGAACCGGAAGCTCGCACCGAGCAGCCCATCGCGCAGGAGCTGGGCCAGGTCGCGGTTGTAGGACGTGTCGGACAACGGCACTTCGTAGTAGGCGCCGATCTTGTCCTCGCGCAGCTCACTGATCGGGCCGAGCGGCTTGTTGCCGATCTGCGGGTCTTGCCCGTGCTGGAACAGAACCCGGATCTTGTCGCGCTTCTCGCTGATCGACTTGGCGAAGGAACCGGGAGCGAGACGCTCCATGAAGTGTCCCTCGAAGGCGCTGTCGATCTCGGTCCACTGGTCGAACACGGCGAAGTGGCCGAACAGGGTCGGCTTCTCCTCATCGGTGCGCAGCTCGACACCGGGCATCACCGAGCGCACCAGGTTGTCGCGGGGTGGACGGTCAGCGCGGCTATCCGGCGCTTCTGGCTCGACGTGTGGATCAGGCATTGGGAATGACCTCCGGTGCTGGCTTGGCGTTGCCCGCCTTACCGTTGACGGGGACGGATGGCTCAGGTGGCGGCTCTTGCGGGCCCGGCGGTTGAAGCTGGACGCTGAACAAGCCCGAGTGCTTGCCGACCAGGCTTCGCAGGTCGCCGGCCATGACCGCCTTGACCGCATCATCGGGCTGGAAGCCGGCATCGAGCAGCTGCTTGATGGTCGAGGCGTAGGACTGCTGGATGGCTGCCGCATCCTTGACGTCCTCGGCCAGGAATGGGATGTGGCGATCGTCGTAGAACAGGCGGGAGCCGGGGGGCGGCGGGATGAGCGCCTCCATCGAGGCGGCGAAGTTGCCCCACCACGGCCGCAGGGTCATGTCCGCCACCAGTCGCCGAGCGGCCATGAAGTTGCCCTGGTTGAGGGACGAACCCTGGAGCCCCTCGGACGCTCCCAGGATCACGGGATGGATGCCCGACGCCATCGCAATCCGCGTCTCGGAGTGCGACTGCATGGCGTTGAACTCCATCTGCTGCATGTTGGCGCCGATGGCCTCGGCCTTGCCGCCCTCCTGAAGATAGAGCGTCTTGTAGGCGTTGCGGACGCCCTCATGCTTCTCGTCGAGCAGCGCCATGAACTCCTTGAACTTGGCCGGGTCACTGATGCCGGTGGTGACCACCAGGTTGACTGTCGCGCCGTTCTCAAAGAACTTGAGCTTGTGGACCGTGGCCGCCGTATCTGACTGGATCTCGCCGATGATCGGGGTCAGCCAGCTCATGCCGTAGTAGCGATGGAGCGGGTCAGGGATCGGGGCGAAGTAGGTCATCTCGTCCGGCAGGAAGACCTCGGGGTCGAGGCCCGAGTAGCGCCCGCCGGGGTAGTAGACGAAGCCGATCAGCTCAGCGTCAATGTCGTGGCGACTGAGGTCCGGCTCCCGGTTGGAGCCAAGGATCATGTCCACCCAATCCGGGCGGACCGTCTTGAGCCGCAGCCCGTCGGGTGTGGACCGCCGCACGATGAAGGCCGTGCCACCCAGGTCGGCGTAGACGCTGACCCGAGCCAGCAGGTCGGCCGTCACCTTGCCCGGCTCAGGGTTCTCCAGCACGGCGAGGTCGGCGTTGCCCCACAGGTCGCCGGGCTGTCCGTTCCTCATCCGCTGCCACTGGAAACGGGCCTGCGACAAGAGCATGAGCCGCGCCTGGAGGGCGGCGAAGATGATGCCGTTGCTCTTGTAGGCGCCCTGTACCAGACCGGCGAAGTCGGCACCGATCGCCTCGGAGCTGCCGGTCAGGGTCTGGGTCAGCGGGTAGCGCACCCCGCCGAAGTTCATCCACGGCATGGCTAGGTCTTCCGGCCACGGCAGGCGCGGGATGACGACGGTCTGGCCGCGTTCCGGCAGGCCGGCCCAGCGACGAACGGTATCCATTAGCGCCATTCGAGCGACCACTCCTTGCGTGAATCGGTATGCAGTGCCCGATCCACGGCCAGCGCGAGTGCAATCACACCGTCGATCCGGCCTCGGCTCTTGGACTTCTGGAGGGTGAAACCGCGCTCGTTGAGACGCGGGACGGCATTGAGGACGTGGGTAGTGAAGGCTTCGTCAGCGTTGTGGCGGATCTCACTGCGCTTGATGATCTCAAGCAGAGAGCCGCATACCGTCGTCATGCGCTCGACCGATTGCGGCACTTCAACCAGGATCAGTCCCTCATCGGACAGCATCTTGGCCGGCACGTCGAAGAAGCGAGGGTCGTAGCTCACCGCTTCGACGCGATAGCGGCTGGCGAGGTCGCGGATGAAGCCCATCACGTCGGTCACATCCACGGCCTGATCCTTGCCCGGTATCCAGAGCTTGCACCAGGCATGGAAGTGGCCGTCAGGACGGCGCTGGACGTACACCACGGCGGTTGAGTCGCGTTTGAGGCCCACATCCACCCCAACCCAGGTCGGGGCCTCTAGCAGCGGTTCTTGGGGGTCGTACAGGGCGTCCCATAGGGCTCTACCCGACGCTCCGAGCCACGAATCGACGCCATCCACCCACTGGCCGAGCCGAAACACCCGGAAATGGCCCTCTGGCGTGATGCCGAGGTCGGTTTCGAGGGCTGATTCCCGCAGAAAGCCCGCCCTCATGGCCGGATTGGCGATCTGCCAACCTTCACGGTCGTCAATCGCGTAGCCAGGAGGGGCGGTGTACTCATGGAACACCAGGCCGGGCATCTTGCCCGACTCATGCACCAGGTTGCGGACGTAGAAGAGGGCGTTGTCGCGGTCGAGCCCGGGCGTTCCGACCCCGATCGACACGGATCGCTCGCGCTTGCCACCAGCGAGGCGCAGGGAGTCCCAGGCTTCGATGGATTGGAAGCCGATCTCGTCAAAGATGGCCAGCGAGGGGTCCAATCCCTGCAACCCGTCGACGTCATTGGACATCGGGAACAGCTCGCCGCCGTTGAACGGGGTGGCAACCTTGGGGGTCGAGGTGCCGGTATAGATCAGGGCTCGGGTATCGAGCTCGGGCTCGGAGCGGATCATGGACACGGCCACCCCGTAGCAGGAGCGGATGGCCTGCCCGATAGTGGTGGCGATGATCGGCACCTGCGGGGCGCCGGTCTCATCGTCGTCAAAGACTGCCCACACCGCCAGGGCGCCGCCGAGCGAGGACTTGCCGTTGCCGCGTGGGGTCTGCAGCACCGCGGCGTCAATGCCATCCGACAGCGCCTGCTCGATGAACTCGCGCTGGAAGGTGGCCAGCTTGAGCGGCTGGCCGTGACCCTTGCCCTTGGCCGGCCGACAGTAGGTTTCGATGAAGCGGAAGGCTCGGTTGTGGCGCCCTTTGGTGTCCCATCTCTTCCACGGCCCGACCGAGGTGTCGAGCACGCGCTTGGAGGCGTTGCCCCGTTGAGAGCCCATGCTGCCTCCGAAGTAGTTGTATACGCAACGGTTATAGGCGCATTTGCCGG